CCAGTAATCTGCGAAGCAACAACACCGCCACCATAAAGTGACGTTTGTCCTCCGTTATCCAGCTTGGTCAGAGTGTGAGTAAAATCAAGGAAGAAAATGAGGCCCGATGGCAAGCTCATAGGCTGAACCGATACGAGATCATTTGCGATAAGCGAGCCGAATACACGACGCACAATCGGGAAAGCAACGGCGGCGAATCCTTGAACATCGCCTGCTGCCATAGAACTAGCTTCACGAAGAAGCTCTTTTGCTTGATTTTCAAGCAGTCGGGCCATACCCGCTTTGGCGTTTTCATCACCCATCCCCTCAAGAAGTCCAGTCTTTTCCCACTTATTAAGTAAAGCTGCGCCTTCTTTCTGGAGATTACGATTAACAACACCTTCTGTTAACCTTTCTAATACTGACATTTTTTTTATATCCTCCATTAAGTTAATTAATACCAGCTAAAAGCTTCATCCTATCTGAAAAATTATAGGATTTGTCTTTTTGTCCCCTGTTAGGGGGAAGTGTTATAGACCTTCTCTCAACAGCCTCGCCTAGTGATTTTGGCGCTCTTCGCCTTGAAACGGAAGCTTTACCCACCGTGCTCTGAAGTGCTTCGAAAATTGTCCTAGCCTCTTCTACAGAACCAGACTTTGAAATGGCTTCGGCAATAGTTTTTCGTTGCCGCTCATTCAGGGAGACGTCACCCATAGCTTGGTTTGTATAGAGCAACTTTGCATTTTGAAGATTAACTTCATTCAAAGTATCTCTCATTTGCAAAAGTATTTGTTTATATTTCACGTTCTCTTCTCTACGTTCTTTAATATTATTTTTTAATTTATTAATTTGTTTCTCGGCCCTTTTTAGAGACTCGCTTAAATCTTTAGTAGATTCTTCGGGCTCGTCTTCGTCTACTTCAATGTCTAGCTCAACAGGAGTTTTAGCCTGTAACAGATCAACTTCATATTCAACCTGTGGAGTCGGGCGCTGGAGCCAGCCAGATTGGGTGGGGTTCATATCGAGGGTCAACTCTTCTAGAATATCCAAAAGTTCTTCCTCGTTAAGTTCGACTTCGGTGTCTTCCTGTTCCAGGAGAGGCTCTTCAGGCCCCGTCGCAAGAGGAGAACCAAAACCGCCCCCCTCCTCTTCCTTTTCTTCTTCAGCTTTCATCTGCGCGGCGAGTTGATCAAAATCAATTTCAATCTCTTCTTCTTCACCCGGGCATGGACAAAGCTTTTCGCCCTCTGTAGAGGCCAAGGGAATTTGTTGAGCCAGTTCTTCATCAGTCTCGGGCACTTCTCCGGCGGCGTCGGCCATGGGGTCGGCCATGGGGTCGGCCATAGGATCTTCTTCCATCGGATCTTGTTCCAAAAGGGTTTCAACAGCCTCTTTGATTTCCACTTGGTATTTCTCAATCACAACTTGTTCGGCATTTTTAACTGCGGCTTCTTTGAGGGCTTCTGCGTCGATAATCGCCTGTTTTAACATTGTTGACATTATACATGCTCCTTCAGCTAGCCAAAATAAATTAATTTACATCGTTTATAATTAGTTTATACAACGCTAAAATGACTGTTTTTTATAAAATATCACTATAGCTGTCAGCATCAGTTGTATTACTATATCCGGAGTTGTAACAATTGCTACCAAACTTATGTAATATGGCCTTTTCTAAGCGACGTAATGCCCCCTCTTGGGGTATTCGCTTTAACCCTAGGAAAAAAGCCGTATCCCACTCGGCCCAAACCGGGGACGAATCCGCGTGCACAAACATGCGCGGTTCGGGAGTTTGTCCGATCAAGTCTCCCCACCCCAGTGTCTCAAGTGTTTCCACATTCGCTCCATCCGGCTTGGTTGCATCACCTTGTGTGGTACGTAATGGGCTTGTGGTACCCGGGCCATAAAGAGCGCCTGGACTAGAAATTGTAAAATCTTTATTATAGCAATTAATCGGAACGGCGGCTTGACCGACACAACCGGCAGCACAATTATAAGGCGCTGCTCTAGTGGCGCTTGATGTCGCTTGTATTTCCCAAGTCATGTGTAACAAGCCAAATTTATTATCGTTACTGGCCGCTTCTAAGTTGGTTATGTGGGGTACATTATAAGGAGCGTGATCATACGTAAAATAATTATAAGTCTTTAATTGTAGTTGTGTTAACGGAGACGCATTATAACCAATCCCTGACTGAATAAGCCGCGCTTGACCTCCGCCGCCTTGGCCGCTGTCGCCATCGGATCTTATTAAAAAAGAAATGTTAGGCTTGTCCCCCGTGTCAAAAGGGTGGGCCTCTTGGGAAAAGAAGTAGCCACTGGTGTTAGCGCCTCGTCGTGCCACCATTATCGTATAACAGTCGGCTGACCAAGTTACAGCCGATCCAGTATAATCTTGAAAACTAGCAGGATCGGTACTAATACACGGCCGGCCATTTAAATTAGCGGCATTGTGTAAATACGTGGGTTGTCGGCTCGCGTTGGTTTGTCGCATGTGAGCTTGATTTTTGCTCTTATCGTACCAGACGGGAACGCCGGCGGCATTCGCCAGCGATGACAAACGTGGGTCTGTACTGTCTAGCCATATAACAATATCACTGCCGCCGACAGCACGAACAATTCTGTCGGGGCCGACATCTATAACTCTTCTTTTGGCATTAGATGTGGAGGCTAAAGATTTTCCGCCTTTTGCTCCGAAACCGTTCCTGTTCATTCATCAACCCACCCCAATTGATCCAGACCAATTGAGAGTGCCGAGGACGCGGCCCAACACAGAACCAGTCATAATACCAGTAAGCCCAGCGATGACAGAGGCAGATGCTTCCCCCGTAAGACCTTGGGCACCATCGGGCTCATTGTCGCTCAGAAGATATACACTTTCCACGCGCCATTCGCCCGTATATGAATCTCCATTATCCAAAACAAAATAATTATTGGAGCCTTCGGGGACGCCAGCCCCATTAACGCCATTTGCACTAAACCCAACACGAAGAGGTACATTTGTTCCGGAGTGAGTATTGACCACTGTAACAAATTTGGTTACATTAGGAAAATTAATCGCGGTGGGGAGAGTGGCGCCTCCCGAAGCGGGTACCGTAAAGGACGCTGTTGCGTAAGGAATTCCTGATATTTGATAGGAGGGCACATGTCCCACGCCCGTTTTAGGTATATAAACCATTTATTTTTTCCTCTCTAAATCCATTTTTTGTTGTTCTTCTCTTTTTCTTTGGGCCGCACGTTTCTGTGCACTTTTAATTCTTCTCTTTTTGTCAGAAGGCTTTTCATAATACATTCTTTCTTTGTATTCTTCTAAAATCTCTTCTTTCTTTATCCTCTTCACAAAACGCCTTATAAGCTTCTCAATATTCTCGCCCGGTTTCCCTTCAATACTGACATTAATATTCCTAGCCATTATTAATTGATCTCCATGTACTCCCAAAATTGCCCACCAAAGACGAAATATCTATACCCGGGTCTTTTGAGTCAACTCCCGACAACGGAGAAGAGGGTGCTTCCGGGGCCCCGGGGCTTCCTGCACTAGTTAAAGGGTCAGTTCCCTCGAACAAGTTAACCCCATTGTAACTACCACCGCCGATTGCATCTAACATCTCTTGTCTCTCTGCTTTTATCTTTTGGAGCGACTCACTTTTTTCCCTCTCCACAAATTGTTTTTGTTGGCGAGGAACTTTCTTCTCTTCTCTAACTAGATTATTGGTGGAATTTAAACCCATTACAACTTCAGAAATAACTTTAGCTAAAACACCATCTTCTAAAAGAGATTCTTGTATACACTCTTTTACAATAGGTTTAATAAGTTTTTTAAGTTCTGATCTCTTCATTTATTTTCTCAACTAAAGTATATCCTCGCCAATCTTCCAAAATTAATTTAAAATTTTTCGTCCCTAACCTCGCAGCGCCAGATTCAAAGCGCGATTAATTCTATCAGCCTTGGAAAAAATCTGTTTTTCAATACCCTCTTCTAGATTCATGAAAGCCCCGGTAGTCGAGGGCTCCGAAACAAAATCAAAACAGATCAATTGAAAATCGTCCTCCACCATGGTTCGCCCATTGGATTCTGTCACAGAGCCAAGCCCTCGCGAAGAAATGCCAAGGGAAACGCCAGAGTTAGCCAATGATTTTAAGACGTTTCCAGAAGGCGTATCCAAAACGCGGGCTTTTCCCATAACAGAACCTTCATCCCACCACACCTTGGTGATAAGATGCGAAGCATTTTTAAGGTTAATAACTGAATCGTCAGGATGGTCTAACTCACCAAGAGAACGGCGCTCATCTATCACTTTCTGATAATTTTGCACTTCTCTTTGTAATGTTTTAAGAGGATAAATTCTACCATTTCCATTTTGTGAATCTGCTTCTTGAAGTTTCCCGGAGAGAATCATGCCGCCATTTTTAACAAAGCGTTTTTCTTCTTCTGTTAACAAATCTTGGCAAATCCCACCCTCGCACAATTCATAGTATTCTCTGAGAAGTTGTTTGGGCATACTACTTTTCCTTCATGCGGGCACTACCCGCGTGAGCTAAGAACCGCTGCAACAGCGCCGTACTGGTTGAAGTTTCCATTTTTCATTCTTTGATAATTTTATGTTCATACCTTATGCCTTCATCCTTTAATAACATATTGACGAAATATGAAGTCCCAGAACTAAGCCAACTCAAAACAAAAAAGTTGGCGATGTTATAGTCAAATGTAAATAGTTCTGTAAACCCATTAATGCCGAACAAAAACGCGCCAACCCAAAAGCCCATGCACATAGCACAATGGAAAAAGTGATGTTTTGGTCGGATTTTTTTAAGTATAGAAGAATAAACTAAAATTTGTGTTAATCCGTAAGCAGTTAAAACAAAATATAAAAGATCCAATTAACCCTCCGCTAGTAATATTCGTAATAAAGAGCATAAGGAAGCATCCCCGGGCGGACGTCCCCCTTCACTTCTTCTTGTGGAACTTCTCCAAGCTCTGTAGAGTGTTGAGCATCTGGATCAAGAAGCCAATCTTCTTCCTCGTCAAAATAACTTTTAATAAAAGAGTAATAAGGCTTTTCTTCTAGCAAAAATTTACCAATATTATACAAGACGCTTTGTACTGCATTAACTCCCTCAATCTTTGATTCTAGAATAGTAGCCTCTAAAGAATTATAAACATTGCCTCCCTGCACAGAATCGAACTCAAGAGTACCTCTTTTAATCAGGTATGTGAATAACCTATCCTGTGCATCATATACATTCTTACTCGCTTTTTCTTTAGAAAAGGAAATAACCTTATTTTTTTCGGGCATTACGATAATGTCAATCTCTGGATGGTTAAAAATCATATAATTGCCGTCCAAAGTTCGGCGCGCATTAAGAGCTATTCGACTTTGAATCGGTTTCGGCTCATCAGCTTTAGCCGCTTCGACGGCTTCGTCGCCAACATTTATAGTAATAGGCATTAACTTTGTATCTCGCTAGCTAAATTTTGAATTTTAATAATCTTGTCTACCATAGAAGTAGAAATTGGAGTTTCCTTAAAGGTTTCCATTAACTTTAATACTTCTTTACTTTTGTGCACCATAATCGTATCATTTTTAATTTCTTTTATTTTTAAACTTTTTTCAATAATATTTTTTAATCTGCCCAGTTCCTCGTTCAAAAATAATTTAAACTCAACCCCATTGTCTTTAAAAGAAAAAATATATTTTTGTAATAATTCTTTTTGTTCATTCAACAAAGTAGAGTGGTACTTGTCATTAAAATTTTCAACGAATTTTCTTATGACCACATTATCGACTTTTGGCATACTATTGTCACTCGGCGTTTCTTTGCCAGTAAGCCACTTCACCACAGTATCCTCAAGAAGCACACGTTTTTTGGGTAATAACTCATCGTTAAAAATTTGATAAATAGTTGCAATATTTTTGTAATTGGGAATATAATTTGCGTAAACCTTTTTAGACAAATTCCTATTGATTTCCTTAATGAGCCTACTTTGTTCTTTAAAAATCTTTTCTTTATTAATCCTTTTATATTGTGCTCGCGCCTCATAAATTAATTTTTCTGCCAAATATGGTTTTAAATCTTGCTTCTCCAATAAAGATTTATAAAGCTGCAGTTCTCTTCCCAGCGCCCTGTCTTTGTTGAAGTTTTCTTTAAGGATATAAACAATGCGTTGCTTATACGGGGAGTCTTTTCTTATAATAGATTTTGTGAGTTCTCGCACCAGTGCTTCAAATAAGAAAATCGTGTTCCTTTTTTTATTGTGCTTTAGCTTCATTTTTTCTCGACTCCAATTCTTGTATTAATTTCTTTACTTCAGAGTTAATTTCAAATACTTTTTTCTCGTCATCTTTATAATTAGATTCTTGGGCTTCATAAATTCCTTTTGACAACTCAAAACCTTTATATATATTTCTCATGTTGCCCCCACCAACTTCGGCAGCGTACTTACTTTTATGATTTTTCTTTCTATCACCAGCGGGATTACGACTCACTACAGGCTTATACCACTTCCCTTTCGACTTTGAAGTCGTCCCCATTGGGCGCCCAAGGTCATCTCGCTTCGCGGGGGGTTCGGCAAGCAACATTCCCTCTTCTTCACCGCCAGCTTCTTCACCGCCAAGCTCTTCACCACCAAGCTCTTCACCGCCAAGCTCTTCACCACCAAGCTCTTCACCGCCAAACTCTTCACCACCCATTCCACCAGCGGCGGCACCCTCCTCTCCAGCCGTAACATTTTCAGCCGCCTTTTCAAGGAGAGCTTCAAATTTTCTATCATGAAACATTTCACGTTGGATGCGTACAAATTCTTCGTCAGGAACATTAAACACATTCTGTGCAACCCACCTCTTGCTAAAAAAGCCTTCAGTAGCAGACCCGGCGATCTCGAACTTAGTTCGCCAATGTTCTAATTCTTGCAATTCAGCAATTCGAGATGGATTATTTAATTTAAGTTTAAAAGAAATTAAATCTTCCTGTCTAAACCCAATAGTATATAAATGAATAATACCCACCTTTTCCAATTCAGTTACCACAGATCTCTGGAGCCTTTGAATAGTTCTAGCAAAGCGAATATCTTTTTGCGCCAATGTCGTTTTTTCTTCTGCTGCGTCTTCACCCGAAGTGAGATAGGCGGCGGGGATTTTAATAGCGGAAAATAATTTATCCCTTAAATATTTAACGTCATCTATGTCGCCAGTATAGGTTCCCCCTGCTAAAGATTCTATTTTAGAACTCACTCCTCCGCGCACAGGAATAAAATAGTCTTCTTCAACGCTCATGGGGTTGTAGCGCAAGTCAACTCGTCCGGTAGTAGGATCCACAACTTGATTTCTTTTCATTTGTGTCATGACCCTTTGCATATACTGTTCAACATCATTCGGAGAAATATTCCCCACATCAATATAGAAAACACGTCGTTCAGGCGAGCGCACAATACGGTAAGCCATCATAGCATCTTCTAAAAGAGTCAATTGGCGCCAAATTCGTCGTGCTGCTTCCAGCACAGAACTGCCATAAGGGGCGTATTTGTCATTGCCAAGGATTCTAAAATGAGCTATCTGCCAATTTTCAAAAGTCATCCCTCCCGAGTTCCATTGATACTGAACATAATTTGGATTTGTTTCATCTTCTCCCTCTAGTCTTTCGATTTCTGGCGTCGGAAGGCCAATAACGTTTGTAACCCCATGGGTATCATCGATATCTAAATAAAGAAAATAATCTCCAAACTTACACATGGTACGGCACCAGCCAAATAAATTATAGTCTACGTTTAAAACATTATGATAAAGAGATTCTAGAACCGCTTTGATCTCTTCGTTAGGACATTCGATGTTAAGCAGCGGCTGTAAATCCGAATTGGTGGTCATCTCATCGGCATAGATATCTAACGCCGAATGTAATTCGGGAGTGTATTCCATTTGGTCAAAATCGGCATAGCGTTCTGCGCGACTAATTTGCCCCATAAGAGAATTAGGTGAAAACCCACTTCCCATAAGGCCATAAGATTGCTTCTTGAATTGTTTGCCGCTAGCTGATGTAAAATTATATTTGTTCAACTGGCGTCGTTTTAGGCGCCTAGGAGTTTGGGCTCTAAAATTTACAATAGGTCCAGAGAATAATCTAGTTAAACGCTTAAATAATTCTGAATTTCCCTCTCTTGGATTTTTACTTTGATCTACCATTTGTCTATCCTTTATAAAGCCAACCAAGTTCTTTATGTTCAGCTATTTTATCATCTTTTCTCACTTCTTTATAGCCATTCATTCCCGGAATTGCTGTATTTATAGTTGTTCTAGAGGTCGTCATCGCGTTTAAAAATGCCTTATTGTATTCCATGGCCCTTCTATTTGTTGTAAGTGCCGTATCTTTTACCCAGCATGCTATAGCTAAACTTAATGTTAGATCATCGTTGTAACCACGCATAGCCTCTGGGCGTCCGTTATGCCAAATAAAAGTTCTAAATTCTCCAACTAAACGTGTAGAGCGCAACGTAATTAGTTTATTCCTTATGAATTCCTCTAGCTTGGCAACAATTAATGGCCGAGTCTTCATGGATGTCGTGAAACCAGCAACGGTGCCGGATTTACTCTCCGCCACCAGTTGTTCGATGTATTCGTGTGTAGACTTAATAGAGTAATATAAGGTAGGATAATCATAATCATTTGACAATTTTTCCAACACTGAAAAACCAATATTATTATTCTCAACCACCAAAAGACAATTTCCATATTCTCTACCTATTTCATTTAAAAGGTTGGAGAACATATCTAAATTTGGTTTGCCTTGATATTCGGCCACCTGTTCCATTGTGTCTACATTGATAACATGAAACGCTGAATTGTCTTTACCATCGCCGCGTGCAACATCGGCAACAAGTAGATAAGTGCTAGCGGGATCATATGTTTCCCAAATCCACAAGTTTCTGTCAAAGCCTGTCTTATATTTTGGATCGCAACATTCTTGTTCTTTGATCCTTGTAAGATCGTCCGGATGCATAACAGTCTCGCCAGATGTATTAAAGTTACACTCTAACTCTTGAGCGATTTCACGGCGAGACATATTCTTAGTTTCTTTTTCATACCACAATAAATCTCTATCAGGGTGCACACCCCACGGAAGTCGAGTGATAAAAAAATCATTTTCTTCATTTATTGCTTCCTCATATGTTTTGTGAAACCAATTTCCTACGCCGTTTGGCGTGGAAAGAGCAATACATCGTCCACCTGTGGATAGCGCAGGATATAAACCGGCCCACAATTCATTTAGACCCTCGACGTGCGCGGCCTCGTCTATAACCAGAAGAGAAAGAGCTTCTGAACGGCCAGCGTCTCCCGAGGTAGAAGAAGCTTTAATCTGTGAACCATTTGATAATTCAAAAGAAGCGCGGTTATCTATTGTCACTTCTGCAATATTAATCCACTCTGGAAGATTTTTTATCATATGCTTGACTTTTTTAACAAGGTTTGTAGCAGTGCTAAACTTTGTTGCCATGACAAGAATATTTTTGTCACGATGAAAAATCATCATCCACGCAATATATGCAGCCACAATCGTAGATATGCCCAATTGTCGGGCTTTTAAAATAAGGTTGAAACGATAATCGTTAAAGTCGGTGAGAAGTTGTGCTTGGAAGTCATAGGTTTTAAAGGGGATTAACCCCTCTATGGGGTGAGCAATTTTTGTGTAATTGTCAATGAAATGTACAGGGTCTTTGCCACATTTAATTATCTCTTGAATGATTTGCTTTTTAGAAAGGTGAAAATCGGGCATAGCATATCCTATTCCTCAAGAAATTTTGTCATGAAAGTCTGAAGGTTCTTGGCCGCTGTGGCCGCCGCCTTAAGTTGTTTGCCCAAATCTTTTGCCGCCTTGTGAACCTCGGGGGTCTCTGTTATATCCGGGAAATGTTCCAAATCAGCAAACAAATCTTCGCGCATATCTTCCAGTCTTTTTTGGAATAGTTGAAGTTTCTTCAAAGCGCCCGCTTTAGCGCCAGCCCTTTTGACGTCAATTGGGCCTTCATCCTCTGCGGCGCCGCCAGCAGCACCGGGCGTACCACCGCCAGCAGCACCGGGCGTACCTCCGCCGTAGACAGGGGCTCCGCCGCCGGCGGGCCGGCCAGTCAGTTCCGGTGCGATCTTTTTCCCCATTCTTTTAAGATTTTTCCAATAGGCTCCAGCCTTTTCTTTACCACCGGCAAACTTCATTCTCATCTTATCCATAAAGCCTTCATCAAGTTCTTCCATCTCTTGAAGTTCTTCTAAGACCAGGCTTTTTAATTCTTCTTTGGTTAAGTTCATTTTGTTTTCATATCCTTCTTGAGATCACGCAGCACATTCGTTATCCCCGTAAAAATATCTTGGGGCTTGATCTTTTTGCTGATACCTGTGACAACCTGTTTAAGGAGCCCTTCAAATTCCACCCGATTATCAATATTTTGCATTAAATCTCCTAGACCTGAAGTAGCCCCCATCTTCTTCGTCACTTTAGCCACGTCTGTTCGTTGCTTAACTGGGGCGGCGGCTGGAGCTTCGGCTGGGGCTCCTCCAGCGGCGACATCCTGTTCCTCTAATATTTCCCTAATAAGGTTTTTTAAAACTCGTGGGGTAATTTTCATATACATTCTCCTAGTTATACGTTTTATACATGTCTTTCAGTCGTTTTACTGCGGGATCTTTATCGTTGGCTCCCTTCTTAACATTCTTTGGCTTCTTGACACCAGGATATTGATCTTTGCCAGTAGCCAGGAATTTTTTGGTAGCTGCTGCAGTAGCTTTAATATGAGGATCTTTGTCTCGATCCCTTGACCGCGCATCCATCACATCAGGCATCTTGCCAATCGTGTAGTGCTGAACGGCTCTCGCATCAGTCCTCACCATAGAAATGGGATCAACACGAACTTTGACTTCTCCATCTTTAGTTAAAGTTAAAGCATCCCCAGTAACTTTTTT